TATGTATTTCATTATTTGTGTTGTTCCAATCATTAGGAACTGTCCATGTTGTCGAAGAAGTTGAAGTGAGAACAACAACAGCGGTTGTCGCTCGTTGCGAGGCAAACAACCCCCTCGCAGAGTTTGGTGCTGTTGTGACATAGGTTGAGTTTGTACCTATGTACCAAGTGTCAGATATTGGGGAGCCGATAGCGTCACGGACACTTAAATAATCAATACCCGTTGTAAACCCACCACCACTTAGTGCAAGTGTGTAAGAAGTGCCTAGCGTACCACTTTGTAATGTGACCACATTCCCAGATGTGCCGGTGACAGACCATGTTGAAAATGTATTAGTCGAGGTAGCAGCGAAAGCAATTGTGTGAGCAACAGTTTTGGTGCTTGCGAGTTCGCTAAATGTATTAGACCCAGAAATTGTCAGCGTCGATGTTCCTGTTGAGCCACCAATTGTTAACTTGTTGTAAGTTCGTCCACCGCCAGCAAATGTTCTTGCTGTTGTTGTTGTGTTGCTCAGTAGTATGTTTGCGGTGTCTTTGTTGAAGGTAAGGTTAGTAACTGTAGCAAGGCTCCAAACCGTGCCAGTTCCAGTCAAATCCCACAACCCCGAACCCATTGTTAAAGTTCTAGTATTGGTGTTGCTGGAAGCAAAAGCTGAGACGGTGATGTTTTTGTTGTTGGCGTTCAGCGTGCCAGCGGTAAGGGTAAGAGTACCGCTAGATGTAAACGCATCTCCAATCGTTACCGTAATTCCTGATCCGTTGACGGTGACCGAGCCAAATGTTTTTCCTGCGCTTGTAATTGTCCCTGTGGCGTTGATTGTTAAGGTGCCGGTGTAGGACATTGTCATGCCCGCCACCAGCGTAACGCTGCCAGAAACAGTTATTGCAGCCGTGCCCGCTAAGGTTCCAGCAAAGTTACCAGTGCCGGTGCAGGAGATAGATTTAGCACCCGTGTTGCCAGCAGCAATCGTGACGGTGTTGACGCCAGAATTACTATCAAAATAAACATCGTCGGCAGAGGTCGGGATAGCCTGACCGCCAGCGCCACCAGACGTTAAGGCCCATTTTGTTCCGGCAGTGCCATCCCAAGAAGCCGTTCCACCAACCCAATATCTATCGGCCATACTCAGGCTCCGGGGTTATTCATATATGCCCGCCATTGGGCATACTGCTCTTGCTGCCGCCGTTCAATAGCCTCAGGGGTCAAAGCATCCCATTCAGCTTGGCCCATCTCCCAAGTATCCATGTAGGTATATTCGTTGTCACGAACTTCCCACGCAAACCTAACAACATTTTGGGGTGTTGAATTGATTATTTCCACAATGCGCTCCTTTATGCAGTTGCCAAGCAGCGCCACTTCGATGTGGCCGCGTTCCAAACAAATCCAACGTCCAGTCGGTTGGTTGACACTGTAGTAGTGGGTAGCGCAACAGTCGAGGCTTCAAACGATGCGCCCCAAGTGATTGCCCGAGCCGCAGTACCGACAATGTAGATTCTTAGCAACTGACCATCAGTCGGGGTTCCAGAAAGGTTGGTCGTGAACGAAGTGATGTCAACGGTCTGCGCGGTCAACCCAAACACATCGGTTGTATCGGTGTTGATCGTTGGAGTAGCGCTGGAGGCAGTAGTGGATACCCGTGGGGTGACCCTCTTATTGGTCAGGGTCTGAGTTGCATCCGTACCAGCAACGGTCGTCGTTGCATCTGGCAAAGTCAGAGTTCGGTCTGCGGTTAATGTCGTTGGAGTTAACGCGACCTCCCAGTTGGAGGTGCCCCCGGCTCGACCGATAAGACGAATACCATCTTGGGTCGCAGCAGCGCGAGTCTGGACGCCTGATGCGCTGACTGCGGTGACGGAGGTGAACGCGCCCGTGTTCGGGGTCGTGGCTCCGACTGTGCCGTTGATGTTGATGCTGGCCGTGCCGGTCAGGTTGGTCACCGTGCCCGATAATGGGGTTCCAAGAGCGCCACCATTTACGACAAATGCACCAGCAGTGCCTGTGTTGACGGCTAGTGCTGTTGCAACCCCAGTGCCAAGCCCTTGTAGCACGGACACATCCGCAACAGCAATAAACTGAAAATCTGTCCCATTCCACGCAATCAGCGCGGTTTTTGAAGCAGCAACAGTGACGCCAGTTGTTGGCCCCGCTCCTACAACCTTTACCGATTGGCTGGTTGAGGTTGCATTAATGACCAAATATGCCTTGCTTGTGGCGGGGGCAGTGACCGTTAGCTGACTTGCTGGGTTGCCTGTGCAATTAATGATGGCGTACTGAGAAGACCCCGTAGCCCCGGACCCTGCTTGCGTCAAAGAGCTTCCGTTGGTCGTGGACAGGGTAACAGCAGTTTGGCTACCGCTAATTGTCTGAGCGCCAGCTACAGCAGCATCGACGTACTGGGTGATGTAATCATTTACAACGGTACCCCATGTCCCGCCTAGCTCCCCCGTTGCCGGGAGCGCAAAACCCAAAAGGGAGGTGTAGGTTGTTGGCATAAAGGCTCCTAATTTATGTCTATCAGTGTCCAGTTAGGGTTTTGAGTGACATCCACGTTTGACCACCCTACGGTTTGATTGTTGTCAATACTTTGCCAGTTAACGGACTGCGCGTCATTGATTATTTCCCAAAGCGGCCTACCGTCAATGGCATCCGTTGCCGTTGCAAGTTCGGTGATATAAGAGAAAAACTTTGCCTCCGCTGACACCAAATCCGTTGCTGTAGCAGTTTCGGAAACGCTTGTGTCAAACGTAACCGCCGTAGACACCTCATCTGTAACTGTTGCGGTCTCAGAAAGACTTGTGGCAAAGGTCGCGTTGCCCAAAATACTATCTGATCCAGAAGCTGTTTCGTCAATACTGGAGGCGAACAAAAATGCTGAATCAAAGTTGTCCGTTCCGGTTGCGCTTTCAGCAATCTGCCCATTAAATGTTTGTTGCGATTGTGTATCGTCCGACCCGGTAGAAGTTTCTGAAACCGTGCAGGGGTAGGTTGGCGTTGCAGATATGGCATCCGATCCGACAGCCGATTCAGAAAGAGCAACACCAAATGTAACGGCTGCAACAACAGCATCCGTGCCAGTTGCAGACTCACTGACAACGGCTCCGAGTGTTGCGAGTGCTGATACATTGTCGGTCCCTGTGGCTGTTTCGCTTACCGCGCTGCCGAATGTCGCAAGCGCAGAGACATTGTCCGTCCCTGTGGCCGTTTCCGCAATGGACGCAGGAAAAGTAATCGCGGCAGATGTAGCATCTGTTCCTGTTGCGCTATCAGCAACGCTGCGGTCATAGACTGAAGTTCCCCACCCAGCCTGACCCCATGTGCCAGAACTCCATCCGCCTTCGGACACATCTTATCCTTAGCCAGCAAGGGAGAAGGTGTACGTTACTGCCAAAATATCCCCGGACACAACCGAACGATCTCCCGGCGAGGAAAATGCTTTTTCAGAGAACAATGTTCCAGAAGTACCGCCCTTGGTGTTGTCCGAGGTAAGAAACGCGCCGCCTACGGTGGCAGTAGCGTTGACATTAAAATTCGCCGGAGAACCAGAGTTCGTTACAACAGAGGGATTAGCATTAGTTGCGGCGGTTAGCGTTGCGGTAACACGATTTGCGTTGCTGTACCCAGTAAATTCGGTCCAGCCCTTTGACGCCATCGTATCGCCAGCAGCAGTGGTGACTCCGGGTCCAGTAATCAACCCAAGATACCAAGTCGTAATTTGCGCCGTGGAAGTCAGCGCAGACCCTGCCATGTATTGAAGGCCGACGTTGACCACAAGGTTGTCTTCTTCCGCAACCCACTTCAAATTGCCGTCTTTGTCACGACACTCCAATTTATATCGCCCAACAGCCTTTGCCGTTTCGGCAGCTTGAGTGTTGGCAGTCAATCCGCTTCCAATAGCGTCGGCTGCAAATGCTTTTTCGTTGGACATAGTTACTCCTTAAACAAGCCTAATAAGCGCAGAAGTCGCAGTGTTGGCTGGCATCTGCACGGTGAAAGTTGCGGTTGAGGTTTTGTCAGACCCGAAGTCCAACACACATACAGCGCCGTTTGCTCCCGGCGTGTAGATCAAGGCACCACGCGCTGTGATCGCCCCCGTCCACGCAGGAGAAGAAAAATTGATGTAGGTCGTGCTGCCTGACGATGTGGTCTCGCTGGCAATAGTGGCAGTCACAATCTCACCGCCCGCAACATAATTGCCACCCGATGCTTCACCCGTTGTGGTGTACTCTGTTGTGGTCTGATCCAGCGTAGCCAAATTGGTGTATAGCGCCAGATAAAACGTGTCCGTGGCGAAGTTGATCGTGCCGTTAGCCAGCCCCGACCGCAGCGTGTTGCAGGAAAAATTTCCTGTAAAGGCCATTATTGGACCCCACTATTTTGTGGCAGCGGGGGCATGCGATATTGCCCCGACCTGTACGCATCGCTGCGCTCAAGGCCGTCGCCCAGACGTTTGGCCAACATGAGAGCTTCTTTATATTTGCCCTCATATACACCCATCATGTCAGCCTCCCCCTTCATGTAGGTGTACGCTTCAACTAACGAGCCATAGAGCAGCACCGTATCAAAGTTATCGCCCAACCAAGTCTGACCATCAGCAGCTACCGTAATCGACTCGGGGTAGTAGAAATAATGAAGCTCGACGCTGTAAATGGCATCAGGGGTTGGCCCCAACAAAAACGTCAACTCGTCAGTAATAACGGGAGGTACATTATTTGTAGTGGTTGGCCCAAACAGCGCGTAATATTTGGGGATGGCGGTGTCTGTCGGGCTAGGATACGCCTGCCTGATGTAGTTGACATCCTTATTGAGCAAATACTCATAAGAGCCGCCACTAATAACCGCCATCGAGTAGACAGCAAGAAAATCGCTGGGGCAACTCAGATACCGATTATTTGCAGTCGTCAACCCAGTAACATTTTTACGCAGCGAAGGGAATTGCACCGAGTTGTAGATGCGTTGTTCCGCCTGTTTGACAAACGTAGGAATCTCCGCCACGAAGTCAGAACTCGTGTTTTCGGTATACGCCTGAATGGCGTTGCTAAGCTGCGTGTAGTTCATTTCAAGCCATCGGGCCTCGGCACATCACACCTTTGGTTGCTGCACCAGCGCCACGCATTTTGATACCAGAAGTTTTTGGCTCAGGGAAACCATGCCGAGTGATGTTGCCTACAGACATGTTCGTGGCATCAGCCGCACTTTTTTGCGGAGACTTCCCGTAACCTGCGCTGCTGATGTCAACACCAGAGGTGCCCTGCATGTCATGCGGGGGAGCGTAAACACTAGCGGGGCCAACTTCTTTGCCGCCCTTCTTCATACTAAACTTTGCCATGTTAGCCTCCGCGAGAAGATTTGTACTTGAACGAAGAGACCTTTTGATTGGCCACTTTGGCAAGGTTGCGCCCCAACTTGCGCATCTGCTCGTTGGTTTTACCACCTTTGGCAAGTTTAGTCACGGGCTTTCCGGGGTGCATAGCTTTTTCATGCTTATGAACCGCCGATTTAGCCGCCTTTTTTGCATCCATCATGATCGACTCCTTATGTCGTTGCTACCGTAACTGTACCAAGTCCTACGGTTAAAACCAAGCTGTTTGGGGTCAAACCAGCATCATTAAATCTTGACCCCCCAACCGGGTTCCACCCCCACTGAAAAACCCTACTACCACCCTCTGGCGTTCCAGCAGCGTTTGTTGCTGTAGTGCCAGTGTTTACGATCTGTAGTCCGTTGTTTCCCGAAAGAACATAACTAACATCTGGACGAGGTTCGCGCACAGCCTGCGGGTCGTAGACTGGGTACATGCCCAATTGCAACTGAGGCTGATCTGGCTCCCAGCACTCCGGGCATACCTTGATGCTGACCTGCTTGGTTTTAATGGTCAGCTTGCGCAACTGCTTGAGCATGTACCGCTGGCCGCAGCGGTCGCACTCAGCAATCGAAAACTTGCCAGACGAGTACTTTGGGCCAGCCATACATTACCTGTAGAACAAACTACGGGGTACAAAACGGTCGCTGGCTTTTTCTCGGTCTTCATCCGCTGCCAACTGCCATTGTTGCTCGTACTCTGATTTCAAAAATGCAACACGATTGGGGTCTACATTAGGTAGCTTTATAGACATTTTGTAGGCCAGCCCCGCTACCATGCACTCAAGAAAGCGAAACGGGATATCTTGATTCTTTGCGCCCGTACCCGCATCCTGCACCCGGCGCATACGCCAGTATATAAATGTGTAGTAGGGATTACCCACCGAACCCTGATTAGGTATAGGCCAAATATTTATGGAAGGTAGGTTTTGAATCGTAACGGCTGCGCCGCCAGTGTGAGAAGTTGCAGTAGTGCCGTGCTGCCCACGCCCACAGTAAACAAGATCAGTGCCGTTGATAGCCGAGTACGCAATCGTCTCGTTGTCAATTTTGATGAATCCAGCGGAAGGCAATTGAGAAATACCCGTAATTGGTATCGTTGTGATGGAGCTATTTATAGTGCTGGTCAGGGTAGCCGTTGTGGCATTGGATTCTCCCGACTGACGGTTAATCCAAACCTGAATAGGACGGCCAGAAGCATTTTTATTGGGTATCGTAGAGTACGTAGACTCGGAAATACGATTTATATTAATATCTGTCTGAGTAACTCCTGTACCCGTGCGCGTAACTTGATCTAGCAAATCAATAGTGTCAATGGGCAGCGCATAAATAGACTGATTGGGATACAACGGGATTTGCCCCTGCTCAATCGTCCACAGGTTAATGCCCCGGTTGGCCCACTCAATTGCCAATAAATTGAGGCTGCGTCTTGCCGTCCGAAAGTCATATCCGGTACGCAACTCTGTACCACAACGCTCAAACGCCTCCTCAATGAGGTCATTTACGTCGAGGTTAAAGATTGAGGTGCCAGTCGTGGTCATACTTAACGCCTAAATGGCCCGCGCCCTTGTAGAAGCCCCCGTAAACCTTGTTGCATAGGCTGCTGCCTCATCATACCGGGGCGTTGCATACCACCAAAACCGGCGGGCATCTGCTGGGGCATCTGTTGCTGCAACGCTAGTCCTTGGTTTCGGATGGGCTGGGACTGGAGGTCGCCAGTCTGTCCAATGCCCCTTGAAGGTAAAGCCTGAGGGGCGGGCATCTGTTGTTGCAACGCTAGTCCTTGGTTCCGGATGGGCTGGGACTGGAGGTTGCTCATCGTCTGCTGGTACCGCGTGTCCATCGCCGGTATTTGTTGCTGGTACGGCTGCGCAAGCTGGTTATATTGCTGGGCGAGTTGCATGTTTTGCTGTTGAAAAGCCTGCATTTGCGGATTTTGTTCAATCTGCTGTTGCAATCGCTGCATAGTGGCCATCTGGTCTTGAGACGGCTGAAACTGCGGATTGCCTTGTGATTGCCCGTTTAGCTGCTGTTGCAACTGCATAAGTTGGTTGTACTCTGGTATCCCCTGCAACAGCTGTTGCCGCTGTTGCCCCAGTGCGGTTTGTTGGGCTTCAAGCGCCTGAAACTGCGGCAACTGGCGCATTTGGTCCGGGGACATTATGCCCGCCTGTTGCTGCAAACCCTGCATCATTCCACCCGGCATTGCCCCGGCGAACGGGCCGCTTGAATTCGTTTGCTGCACCGTGCGCGGGTCTGGGAAACCGGGGTTGCCGGGGAAGCCTCCCGATATGTACGGATTTTCGCCTGGAGGTAGATTCATTCCACCAAAGTTGGGTTGGAAACCGGGAGGCATCGCTGCAACACCGCCCAGCGTCCCTGCCGCGCCGCCCATCGGATTCGCGCTCAGCGCCGTCATGTTGAATGGCATCTGGGCTGGTTGACCCATCCCACTAAATGGGGTTTGAGTAGCGCCCAATGAAGATTGAGATACACCCAAAGGCGTAGCACTAGACCCTAACGAAGGTTGTGCCCCACCTACTGAACTACCACTTGCTGGGCTACCGCCCATTGCTCCACCACCAGCCATGATTTACTCCTTTTTAGCGGTGACAACATCGTCGCCCTTGCGGACGGTTACTTTATCACCCTCAACATCAACCCGCATGGGCTGCTCTTGCCGGTCAAGCCGATCCAACTTATCAATCAACTGACGCATGATCTCAAACTCGGGCTTTTCCTGTTTGGGATTGGCCCCGGCAATACCGTTGAGCATTGAGATCAGCGCCGTTAGGGCAGCAGATACCAGACCGATAACCGCCGCAATCTTCGATTCTTCCAGCGCCAGACTGGCCCCAACACCCACCACGACAATTGCGGTGATGTAAGCCAACCCGTGCTTGCCAATAGCCTTGCCCGCCACCTCTTTGGCGGTGCTCTCAGCCTCAAGCCGGTTCAGTTCGGCCTGTGCCTTGGCTTTGAACAGGGAGAGGTCTTCGTCCGTCATCTAAATCTTGCCGTCTTTGCTGCCACCTTAGGCGGTTGTTTCACAAACTGCTTGCCTGCCTTTTTGCCAGCACGTTTTGCACGAGTTGTCGCAGCGTACTCAGCAGGGCTGAGAGCTTTGATCGCAGACTCTGGAAGATACCGTTCACCCGTGTCAGAAGAGCGTTTGCCACTTTTCGTCCTCCACTTTTGCGCGGTCCAATCCTTGAGAGACTGCTGCGGGTTTTTCATTTCTTGCTCAACCTCTCGCGCTCTTCAAGCAACCGGACCTTAACCTGCAACTCGTTAATGTGCTGCATCATTTGCTCTTTGAGAATTGCCCTGCGCTCGGCGCTGATCGGGCTGTCTGTTGGCACACCCTCTTTGGTAATCAGAGCGGGCATCTGGCCCTCAATCTTGGTCAGACGCTCCGAAAAGGACGCAACCTGCCCCAGCAGCCACGCCAGCGCAGCCACCACAATCGGGATTACGGCTTTGAGTACGTCAGACCATGCCATTATTTATACCCACCCCCACGAGCCTTGTACTGCTTTGCCAGAAGTTGTGCCTTCCGGGCTGACCATTGGCCTGCTGCCGTACCCTGCACCGCCCGAGACTTGATAGACTCAAACAGCGACTTACGCATACCGGGTTTGGTGTAATTGCCAGCCTCGTTAACCTTGGACTTGACCTTGCCGCCCTCGGCGTACTGAGTAAAGTCGGTGTCATCCCTGCGGGGCTTTTTAGACCCTTTGGGCATCTTAGACGAGCGCATAGCGCCCATACCACGGGAAGGCATCATGGCTACACCATAGCAACCATTTTGCCTTTGGTTTTGCCGCGAACACAGCAACCATCGGCACGTTTAGACGGAGAACCTACCTTGCCACCCGCCTTATACCCAGCCTGTTGATAGGCTTCGTACTCACGAGCGGATTCAGGCACAGACTCCCGCATAGCCTTTGCAGCACGCATGTCATCCCGCGCAGACTTCGCCATCGTGGTGGAGAACTTGGACAGAATATCTCGCTCCCCCTCAATGCCTTTCTGCATAAGTTGGCGAGACTGCTCTAGCTTAGCAACCTCTTTCTCAGTGGGTTTGCGGATTCCGGGCATATTGTTCTCCTTCAGCAGGCTTTGCCACCACGCATCATCTTGACCATCGTGCCTTTGGTTTTGCCTTTAACAGCAATACCATCTTTGCTGGGGGCGGCGGTTTTGACCTTGCCCATAGGGCTTGCCGTAACCCCACCAGCGGCCATCTTCTTAACCTTGCCGCCGTACTTCATGCC